TCATGGGGTTTTGTTGTTTTTGTATAACTGTATAATAGATGCTTTTTTAGGACCCACACCCTCGGAGGCTGTTGAGTATCGTTCCTTAATCCTGTCCATGGGGCTAAATTTATGCCCTTGGTAAAGATACATTTTCGCAGTATGTAGATACCTCATTGTTGTTTCAATGTCCTCATGCCCTAATATCTGCATCAGAGTATATATATCTGCTTGCTGTGTCTCTTGAAGCTGTTCAATTAAAAATCGTGTTGCAAATGTATGACGTAAATGATGTGCGTTGAATTTTGAAAATCCGAAAGCTCCTTTAATAACTTGTAAGACTTTTTTGATGGCACTGTATGTTATACGCTCTTGATGAATTGTAAGAAAAAGCGAATCGCTTAATGTAATTGGTCTAAGTTGCATATACTTGTGATGTAAAGCAACTGTGGTATCAGAAATAGGTACATTACGAGACTTCATGCCTTTAGTATTTTTGACCTTTATACATTGATAATTCAAGTCTATACTATCAATATTAGCGTGTTCAACCTCTTGTACCCTTAAACCTGAATCAAGCATTAAGTAAATCATATATTTATTTCTAAGTGAAATATAATTAACTTCAGGTAAATTGACTAGAGAAAAGATATCATCTTCTGAAAGTATCTCAAGAACCTTTTTTTCTTCTTTTACATATTTAAGTTCTAGTCCATCATCTATGAGAATTTTTTTCTTACGAGCAAAATTAATCATTGTATATATTTCTTTTACATAACTATTTATAGTACTCCTAGACAACTTACCGCCAGTTTTACCATAAGGGTTTTCTTCGTGCCTTATCTTTGTAAGAAGGTAAAGCTTATATTCATCAATGTGCGACTGATGAACTTGTGTAATTTCAATATCACCTATAAAGTCTATGAACTTATCAATGTGAACCTCATAGCGTTCTATTGTGCGAGGACTAAAACCATTACTTTCACGGTCATTTATAAGTAATTCTTGAACATGCGATATTAGCATATTAATCATCATCCTCATCAAATGCTGACTTGCATAAGTCATCACATATTGTTAAATAATTAGGTTCATCTTCCATATCAATATTATGCTTTAAACATTTATATTTAATACCATTATCATAATATTGGTGTAAATTAACACATTTAAAGCAGTATTTTACCATATCTATTTTCATCTTATACTCACTTTCCAAGTTAATGGCCGAGCACTCACGCTAACGTTCGTGATCAGCCTCTCACTTTAGTATTTTTTTATGCGTATGATTCCATTTTTTTCTGAATGACCTGTTTGAGGGTCATGTTTTTCTTTTGTTCACAATAACTATGCGTAATACCGAAAACATCTTTCATGAGAGATGGCGTATTGAATATGCCTTTTTTAGCAGCATAGCTAGTTATTAGCCCTTGCATTTGTGGAATTAGTTCTTCACTTGAACATTCACTGATGATTGACCTTGTAAGCCCTTGTAATGGTTCATCATTATATCTAGCATTTGAGATTTCAAGCCATAAAGCTTGTACTTCATCTAGCATGGGATATTCTTTAATATTGATACTTAACCATTTCTGCATCAAATAGATATATATATCATTGAGTTTTGCGTTAAAGTCGTCAATAGTTTCAATATTTCTTTCTTTGAAAAATTCACGTTTAACCTCATATTCTATATTCCATACATTATCTTTATCTAGTCCGTGATGTTCCCATACATCATAAAACCATGTTTTATTCCTCTTGACCTCTAGTTCAAACGACTTATTATATATCCTGCAAAATACTGTCTTAGATGATTTTGAACCAAGATAAAAGGTATTTATCTTTCTATCTGTCCTATGCAAAGAATCGTCCCTGTAGCGACCTTTAAACATGTTTAAATTCATATCTTTAAAAGGTATCATATCTGTATGTATGCAGATATCTGCACGTGTTACCTTGGTCGTTATAATCTTCCCGAAGCAATGTGAGATGAGATCATGAATATCACTAATAGCACCATTTAATCCTAAAAGCCATAAGGCTTCACTAGAAATTCTAACTTGAACAGGATAATTGTACTTATTCGTAGAACGCTTTTGTGCTATGTTAATCTTAAAATGTTCATTTTCAATGATATAGGCATGCATCCGTGCGCCATTTGGGAATACGTCAAAATGCTTGTCAACTTTTACTGAGTAGCCATTTATAGACGTCGGGTAGGTAATAAACAAACCCGCCTTTTTTTCTTCAGATTCTTTAGCAATAAGCTTTTTTTCTTCAAGTTTAATAAGTGCAAGTTCTGCGGTGACATCATAGTTTTCGATATCAATTGAGTAGATGAATGTATCGATATTATTAATAAAACCCATGAAGTGCTCCTTTCCCTGTATCGTGTTTTTTATTTACTGCCCCCCATGGTATTAAGGGTGGGGGACGCACATTTCTTAATGTGATAGGTGATTAACGCTTATAAATTCAATCCGCTACGCAGGTAGTATTGTAAACTTTCCCCCCTGGGGAAACTCTACAATCTCCACCTTTGAATTCATATTTTGATGTGGGATTATTAAAGTGCGAAGGGCGAACGAAAACAGAGTAGTTTGCGCTTCTTTCCCCTTCGAACCAAATATGCTACCACATCAAAACCGCTTATTTACTTTTTCACTTGCTCGGACACCGAAACACGATTTTGTGATTCGAGTTTCTTAAATTTACGTTTCTTAAGCCAAGTATCAATGATTACATAAATTATATAAATCGTTGCGCCAAGTACCACTTTTGCTAATAAATTGTCCATTTTTTCCTCCTAAATAGAGCGCCGTGGGAAGCCCTCCGAGCTTTCCCACTATTGCGCTAATCTTTCGTTATCTGACTTAAAACCCTCATCTTTATATTTCTCAATACGCGCAAAGGTATCAAATGTATCTCGTAATGCTTTATCGTGTACATAGAAAAATAGCCCTGTGTATCGTTTAAAGACTTGATTTTCATTATCCCAATATTTTGCATGTGTTTCCCTAACTATTGTTAAACAACCAAACAAGGTCATTGGCATGTATACTTTTGAAGTTTGTTCTCGAATAGGTTTTGATATTCTAGAAAATACCTGTGCAGTACCTAAGATGCATTTACGTTGCTTTCTTTGCTGTGAAACTTCCGTTAACATCTCAACTGGAAAATCTTTTGACTGGAGCGAACTAAACCACGTTTGTATCTCATCTAAAACAACAGCAACACCATAAGAACCGTTTTTATTTTCGATAATGTCTTTCCAGTGAGATATTTGAGAATCTTCATTTTGATAACCCATGTTTGTAACAATCTTCATAGATGGATATCTTTGTTTCCAAACACCGAGAAGGTAAGCAACAGTTATGCTCTTGCCACTTCCTTGCTCTCCGCATATCATCCTCAAACCGTATTCATTAAAATCGTGGGGATCTCGATTAATCAAATCTAAAATTAATTGTCGAGGAAATTTAAAATAGAGCCTATATATGAAACCTTCTTTATTAATGCTTGGTAAAGGCTGAATACGTTGACCTTTAAATCTTCTTATTATCAACTCAATTATTGAGACCAAAAGAATAGGGTAAAGTGGTGAAAATAAGACTAGTATAACTTTAAATATTACATTCAATGCACCCAATTTTTACTCCTTTCTTCTATGTGAACGGTAATGCATCCCATACACGTTGTAGTAACTTCCAAGCAAAATGCCAATTAATAAGAGCAAATGATATACTCATAATTGCAACGAAATCAGTAACAGGAAATACAACATTCAAATTAGATATAATATCAATAATTTGAACTGCAATTTGAACAGGAACAGGAGCATCAATGACAGGGAGTAAAGAAATGAGTTTTTCAAATATACCAAGAAACATTGAAACAATCCAGCCTAAAATCATGTAAACCCCCTTAATAAACCATTCTTGGTAAACGTCTATATGTTCGTAAAATAAAAGCAGCCCATATAAAAATTTTTATGATGAATCTTACACGCTCAGCGTACGGCAAAATAGGAGATAAATCGAAAAACTTAACTTCTGCACCACCGTATTTGTCTGGAAGCGTAATTTTAAAGTCTAGCACTTGTCTTGATGAATCAATATCGTTTAATGAATCATTAAAGGTATCTATTGAATCAATGATTGAAAGCTTCGTTTTAAGCATTTGCATCATATCATCAAATGATTCAGATATAATTTGTTTATCTTCATCACTAACAGACAATAAGAGCTTAACAATAAAATTAGTATCGCCGGGATTAATAAATCTTAAAAGCTTATACATATTAACATCAAATGAAGTAACGCCATCAAGAATATCTAGTAACTGCAAATATACTAAATCTTTAATACTGATAATTTCATCTATTACTGCATTTTTAAGACCTGATATGTTACTAGTTAAGCCAGATACTGAATTACTAATAGCATTGATAACATCATCTTTTATAGTAGAGAGTGCACCTGTAATGTCTGTAATTTTTGTAACAATACTATCAGTCTTTGTTGTTATTGATGCAATTGAATTATTTATTGATGTTACAACGTTAGTTGCCATATTAGAAATACTATTCGCAATGCTAGTATCAAGTGTAGAAGCTAAATCACCTATGCTTTCCGCAAGGAAGCGAATAGGAAACGCAATGGCTTCCAAAATAGAACCGATAAAACTGTCACTAACAGAATCCCACCAACTACTGACCCAAGACTCAATGAGACTATTTGTGTCGGATTCGCCCTCGTCACCGCTGACAACAGAGCCGAGGGCTGACGAAAATTTAATTCACCATCTGAATCATATATATCTACAGTTGAATTTAATATTTGAAATGATAACGTAACATAACCACCAATTGCATCTGATGTTACGTATGATGATGCCGAATCACTAAATAGGTATACTGCTCTATCACTACTAGTAGTACTAAATGAATAACTGTTATTATCTAAATTATAGATAAAAGGCAATTCGGTACCAAATAAATAATATGCATCGTCAGAACCAACAAATAGATAATAATAATTTAAAGTTGGTAATGATTCAAAATATGTGATAGCATTATTCATCTCTGTTTGAGTTAAACCATCAGGAATTTCAAAATCAGTTAACTGCGATGCAAATGTTAATGACGAAAACGTAATCATCATAATAGAAAACAATAGAATATATTTTGCTTTCATTTCGTCCCCTTTCTAAAATAAAAAGCCCCTACCGATAGGTAAGGACTTTTTTGTCATTACGCCCCTTTAAGTGAGCCGATAAGGAAGTTGAGTCCCTTTCTAAATGCAATGAAACTAATAATCACAGGTAATACGGTTGGTATCATGCCAGTAATTTCTGACATAACGACGGATAAATCAATTCCAGTTAAATCAATCATCTTAATCCTCCTTTTTTATAAACGACCTAAAAATACTTTTCCAAATATGAAATATAAAAATTTCAATACTTGTAGAAATAACCATGAGCCGATAAAGAGAAGTACCCATTGCCCTACAAATTGATAATTTGCTATGTAGTCCTGCACCTTTTCAATTGCAGAAATAATGAGATCTAACTTAGAGTTGATTTCAATTAATACATCAATTTCTGTCATAAGACCTCACTAATTCGCTTTGTACACATTCACTTTATGTCGACCTGCGAGGTGTAGAACGATGTTAAGAGGTATTACATCACCAACTTTAAAAGTTGGTTTTTCAAAGACAGCCATTTCAACCACTTCTGTATCTTCGTTAATTAACGCTTTTACACTGTAGTAAGTGTTCCCTTTTTGACTTGTCTTTGATTCAATGTTTCTTACTTCTGCCTCTTTTTTAATTAGCATCTTGTGCTCCTTTCCCTGTAGTAATTGACTACAGTTGATTAATTTATATTAACGCCTTATGCGTTAATTTTAATATCATGTACCTCGTTATCCTTGTAGGATACTAATTGTCAACATTGTAGTGTATTAGAATGTTTATATATGATAAAATAGAAATGGTATCTTAAATCAGATGCAAATTACTTATATAAGTTACTTTATATTATAATAATACTTATTTAAGTGATTGTAAAGAGAAAAGTTCGATTTAAAGTAAATAAATTACTTATATAAGTAAAAAGAGGGATTATGAAAATAGGAAGCCGTATAAGAGAATTAAGAAAATTACATAATATGACTTTGAAAGATGTTAAATTAGTTACAGGAATGTCAACTGGTAATATCAGTGATATAGAAAGAGGTGTTATTAATCCTTCAGCAAATGCCTTAATAGCATTCAGTAATATTTATAATGTTTCTTGTGATTACATTTTAAAGGGAACTAGTGATAATGATACTGATGAAGACAATTTAATAAATAAAATTAAAAAACTCAATAAAATAGACCGTGAAGATATTGAAATGATGGTTGATTTGAAATTAAAGAGATATGATAAACAGTCATCATATATATCGAAAGATACAGAAAATAAGGTGGGATAG